TTTATTAGCTGTTCATACTCTGGATCGTTGGCCATGAACTTTAGTCGTAAGGTTCGTCATCAACTAAGAGAACCTAATTTTAAAAATGTCTTTTCTGGTGTATCGCTCGACCCTAGTTCGCAGTCCGTAGAATCATGGAATACAACCAAGGGCGGTGGTTATGTAGCAGCGGGTGTTGGTGGTGGTATTACTGGTAAAGGAGCGCACGTGCTCGTCATCGATGACCCAGTTAAGAACAGAGAGGACGCAGAATCCGAGTACAATCGGGATGCGGTCTGGGATTGGTATACATCTACTGCGTATACACGACTCGCTCCGGGTGGTGGTGTACTCATAATTCTTACGCGTTGGCATGATGATGATTTAGCTGGTAGGTTATTACAAGCGGCAGCCGCGGGCGCGGATCAGTGGGAAGTTGTTAAGTATCCAGCCATCGCTGAGAAGGACGAAGAGTTTCGAGAAAAGGGCGATGCGCTTCACCCAGAGCGTTATAGTGCGGAAGCTCTGACCCAGATTCAAAAAGCGGTAGGTCCGAGAGACTGGTCAGCGCTGTATCAACAGAACCCAGTATCGGACGAAGGTGAGTACTTTAACCGAGAAATGATTAGGTATTATGACGAAAATGAAGTAGACTTTGACAGATTACGCTTCTATTGCGCATGGGATTTGGCGATTGGTCAACGAGAACGTAATGACTACTCTGTAGGAGTGGTTGTTGGTGTTGATGAATACGATAAATTATACGTAGTAGATTGCATAAGAGGAAAGTACGACGGTTTTGAACTTGTTGAACAGATTTTAGATTTATATGAGACTTGGCGACCACATGTTGTGGGTATTGAGAAGGGTCATATAGAGATGGCTTTAGGTCCGTTTCTACAAAAACGTGTTCGAGAACGTGGACTTAATGAAGCCTACTTTCAAGATTTAAAAGTAGGTAGACGAGATAAAGAAGCGAGAGCTAGAGCAATACAAGGTAGAATGCAACAAGGCATGGTATACTTTCCGAAAGATCCGGTATGGGTTGGTCCGCTGATTGCGGAACTTTTGCGTTTTCCAAACGGGGTACATGATGACCAAGTGGATGCGTTAGCATGGATAGGATTGATGATGACAGAATTCGCTACTTTTGTAGAGAAAATAGAACATGTGCCTTCTTGGCGAGACAAACTTAAAGGTCTAGTCAAAGGTGATAAACGTAAATCAGCTATGAGTTCTTAATGGGTTATAGTAAACAAAAGAAAAAACGACTAAGTAAAGAAGAAGAGCATTTTATAGCAACTAATCAGTTCGAGCGTTACGAACGTGCGCGCGACAATGGCCACCTCGACTATATCGAGACTGCTAAGAAATGTGATGCTTTTTACCGTGGTAACCAGTGGGATGCAGCAGATGTTGCAACCTTAGATGATGAAGGGCGTCCGGCTCTTACAATTAATACAATACTACCAACAATCAATACAGTACTTGGTGAACAAAGTACTCGAAGAGCAGACGTTAATTTCAAACCAAAAGGTAATGGTACTCAGGAAATTGCTGATGTACTGAATAAATTATATTTACATGTTGCTGATACTAATAAATTAGATTGGCTAGAAGGTTCAGTTTTTGCTGATGGTCTTATTCAAGACCGAGGCTATTTTGATGTAAGAATAGATTTCACGGATCATATCCAAGGAGAAGTGCGTATAAGTACCAAGGATCCGTTAGACATTCTGATTGACCCTGACGCCAAGGAGTATGATCCTAAAACTTGGAATGAGATATTTGAAACCAAGTGGATGAGTATTGATGAAATAGAAGAACAATATGGTCAAAAATATGCTGATAAATTAAGAGTAATAGCAGAATATGGCAACACTATGGGTACTGACTCTGTTGAGTATGAAGAAACACGTTACGGTGATACATACACCGGTGTAGAGTACAACCAAGGTAACACAGCTAATCCAGAAGAAAATAGACAAGTACGTGCTGTAAGAGTAATCGAAAGACAATATTACCAGCTTAAAGAATGTAGCTATTATGTTGATGCTGTTACTGGTGATATGCGACAAGTACCCGGTAACTGGGGGGAAAGAAAGAAAAAGAAATTTGCAGATGAATATGGTCTAGAGATTATTACTAGACTAGACCGTAAAGTACGTTGGACAGTAACTGCAGATAAATGTGTCCTATTTGATGATTGGTCACCATATGAGTGTTTTACAATTGTACCTTACTTCCCATATTGGCGAAGAGGTAGACCATTTGGTATGGTAAGAAACTTAATATCTCCACAAGAACAATTGAACAAGATAAGTTCACAAGAATTACATATCGTAAATACTACAGCCAATAGTGGTTGGATTATAGAAAACGGGTCATTAAATGGTATGACTGCTGACGATTTAGAAGAACACGGTGCGGAAACTGGTTTAGTATTAGAGTATAATCGTGGCTCATCTCCCCCTGCGAAGATACCACCAAATCAGATTCCCACCGGCCTAGACAGATTAGGTCAAAAAGCTGCTGCTAATATAAAAACAATCAGTGGTATTAGTGATGCTATGTTGGGTACAGACAGTCCTGAGGTATCAGGAGTAGCTATACAAGCAAAACAAAACCGTGGGGTGTTAATGATTCAAGTACCATTAGACAACCTACAGAAAACTAGACAGTACTTAGCTGAACATGTACTGCGTTTAATTCAGGCATATTACACAGAAGAAAGGTTAATACAGATTACAGACGAAGCTGACCCAATGAAGCCGGAAGTACCTATTGTAGTAAATCAAGTTACTCCTGAAGGAGATATAATTAATGATTTAACTTTAGGTGAATATAAAGTGGTGGTAGGCACCATGCCTGCTCGTGATAATTATGATGAAGTTCAATTCGCAGAAGCGTTATCTTTAAGAGAAGTGGGTGTACCAATACCAGATGATTTAATTGTTGATTACTCACATCTAGCGAAAAAAGGTGAGATTGCTCAACGCATACGTCAAATGCAGGGTATGGAACCAATGACAGAAGAACAAGCTCAAATACAAGCTTTCCAAGCGCAAGCTGAAATACAAAAAATTCAACTTGAAATTGCTAGGATGGAAGCAGAAATACAGCATTTACAATCTCAATCTCAACTTAATATGGCAAAAGCTCAAGAAACTGCTGCCGACCCACAAATTAAAGTGGCTGAGATACAGTCTAAGATGGAGATGAAACAACAAGAACTTGCCTTACGTCAGCAGTTATCTCAATTAACAAATGACATGAGGAAAGACCAATCAGAAACCCAAGCAGCTTCTAAAGTTGCTGTCGAAGCTATGAAATCAGGAGGTAGATAATGGCTGAAGATAAAAAAACAGATGAGTTAGTATTTGACGGAATGCCAGGTGCTGACCCAAAAACAGAGGAAGATGTAAAACCGTTTGAAGTAGATATGAACTTTGAAAACACGGAGGAGGAAGAAGTTGAAGAAGCTCAAGAAGAAGAAACAACAGAAACAGAACCTGTTGCAGAGGAAACAACAGAAGAAGTTGCAGAAGCGGAAGTTGAAGAAACAGGAACTGAGGCAACAGAAGGAGAAGCAGACGAAGCTGGCGAAGGTAGCGTATCAGCAGATGATGAGCAACCTGTGGAAGCAGTGGTACAAGATGAACCGGAAGTAGAGGAGCCTAAAGCACCAATGGTGCCTAAATCACGTCTTGATGAAGTACTTGCAAAAAATAAAGAGATGCAAAAAAAGCTTCAAGATATGGAAGACAAACCTGCTGAAGACGCCCTCCCTGAATATGACTTTGTTGCAAAAGAAAAAGATTACCAAGATTTAGTTTTAGAAGGAGAAACCGAAAAAGCTGCCTTGTTAAGAAATGAAATAAGAACTGCTGAAAGAGAGCAGCTTATGTCTGAAATGCAAAACAAGATGGGTCAAACTGTACAACAAGATCGTGAACTACATGAGCTAAACCAAAAAGCTAATGAGATAATGGAAGTTTTCCCTGTTTTTAATGAAAAAAGTAAGTCTTATGATGAAAAACTAACTAATGAAGTTATGGAATTAAGAGACGCTTTTATATATCAAGGATATGGAGCTGCTGACTCTTTAGCAAAAGCTACTGAAGTAACTCTTTTAAGTAAAAAACCTGAGTTATTACAAGGTGATGGTACTGAATTATCAGACCCTGCGCCTAAACTTAGTCAAGCTGTGCAAGAGAAAAAAGCAAAAGCTACAGTCAAGAAAAAAGTAGAAGCTTCACAAGCCCAACCACCTCAAATGAAGGGTGAATCTACTCAAAATAAAAAAGTAGTAGATATAAACACTCTTTCAGATGATGAGTTTAGTGCACTACCAGAAGAAACTTTACGCAGAATGCGTGGTGATTTCGATTAAATAGTAGTATAGTATTAAAGAATTCGTCCGTTGGAACGATATCCAACAACTGGTCGTTCAGTATAAAAATCGTTTTTTCGTCTACAACGACGTTAACTGTTCGAGGTCGTGCTCGTAAAACCTACGGTATCGTATCCCAACGATAAAGGGTATACGGGATATCGCCCCAAATAGCGATTGGTTATTTTATTAATTTTTATTTGGAGGGCCTAATGGCTAATACAAATTTCAGCGCGTTGACCAGTGAACAGCTTACTATCTGGTCTCGTGATTTTTGGAGAGTCGCTCGAAACATGTCCTTCATTAACCAATTCGCGGGTAGTGGACCCAACGCTATGGTTCAGAGAATAAATGAACTTACTCAATCAGAAAAAGGAGCTAGAGCTGTATTAACACTTTTAGCTGACATGACTGGTGATGGTATCGTTGGTGATAACACTCTCGAAGGTAATGAAGAAGCACTAAGAGCATTCGACATCGTTGTACAATTAGATCAATTAAGATTTGCGAACAGACTAT